CAGCAATGCGGGCGATACGGTATCCCTGAAAGTACAGCAGTAAAGCCTGCCTGCGGGGATCGAGGTCGTCGGGGGCGGGTGTCATGTTCATGCAGCCAAAATACGGCCCCGCCGCTTCCTTTTCCGCAATCCCTCATTGTGTGGTTTCCCGCACAACGTCCGCGCGTTGTTTCGATACCCCCGACGCCGCAACCATAGGGCCTCACAGAGTTTTACTGACCGGAGCCTGGACAATGGCAAAGAAAGCAAAGCGTTTTCGTATCGGGGTGGAAGGTGCCACCACGGACGGACGCACCATCGAGCGCAGCTGGCTTGAGCAGATGGCGGCAAATTACAGCCCTGAGCTGTACACCGCCGTGATCAACATGGAGCACATCAAGGGCTATACGCCTGACAGCCCGTTTCGCCGCTTTGGCGTAGTAGAGGCACTGGACGCTGAAGAAATCAGCGACGGCCCGCTGAAAGGCAAGCTGGGGCTGTATGCCCTGATTAACCCGACTGATGAGCTTGTCACGCTGACCGGCACCATGCAGAAAATCTTTACCTCTATGGAAATCCGCCCGGAATTCGCGGACACCGGCGCGGCCTATCTGATTGGCCTGGCCGTGACCGACGATCCGGCCAGCCTCGGCACCGAAATGCTGCAGTTCAGCGCAAGCGCCGGGGCGAACCCGCTGGCAAACCGCAAGCAGCATCCTGACAACGTTTTCTCTGCCGCTGAAGAAACTCTGATCGAATTTGAGGACGTGGCCGACGTAAAGCCCGCCCTGTTTACCCGCATCAAGGCGATGTTCAGCAGACAGCAGCAGACCGACGCGGCCCGCTTCAGCGACGTGCATCAGGCCGTTGAGCTTATCGCCACCGAGCAGCAGGACCTGAGCGCGCGCATTGAAACGGCACTGAGCGAACAGGCTGACAGCCTGAAATCACATTTCAGCAGTGCGCTGGGTGAGGAAGTGCTGAAGCGCGAAAAGCTGCAGGCGGACTTCACCGAACTACAGCAGCAGCTGAGCCGGGAAGATGGCCGCCAGCAGGTCCGCCCGCGCACGCAGGGTAACGGCAGCGGCGGCGAAGTGCGCACCGACTGCTGATACAGCGGCGGCAAACCTTTTTAACGAACAGAGAAAGCGAAGCGATGAAAAATACTACCCGTTTTAAGCTGAATGCTTACATGTCGGTGCTGGCAGAAATTAACAAGATTGACCTGTCCGCGCTGAACAGCAAATTCACCATTGAGCCGTCCGTGTCGCAGACGCTGGAAAGCAAAATTCAGGAGTCGTCCGCGTTCCTGCAGGCCATCAACATCATGCCGGTCAGTGAGCAGAGCGGCGCACGGCTGGGGCTGGGGATCGGCACCACCATTGCAGGCACAACCGACACCACCCAGAAAGAGCGCGAGCCGACCGATCCGACCTACATCGACGGCGACGGCTACAAATGCACCCAGACCAACTTTGACACGGCGCTGCCTTATTCAAAGCTGGACATGTGGGCGAAGTTCAGCGATTTCCAGGTGCGTATCCGTGACGCCATTGTGAAGCGTCAGGCGCTGGACCGCATCATGATCGGCTTCAACGGCCTGAAGCGTGAAAAAACCTCCAACCGCGTGCAGAACCCGCTGCTGCAGGATGTGAATATCGGCTGGCTGGAAAAAATCCGCCAGGAAAAACCGGCGCAGGTGCTGGGTCAGCACATTGGTGACGACGGCAAGGTGGTGTCGGACAAAATCACCGTGGGTAAAAACGGCCTGTTCCGTAACCTGGACGCCGTGGTGATGGGTGCGGTGTCGGAAAAAATCGGGGTGCAGTATCAGGACGACACCGAACTGGTGGTGATCTGCGGACGCCAGCTGCTGGCTGACAAATATTTCCCGCTGGTCAATCAGAGCCAGCCCAACACCGAAGCGCTGGCCGCTGATCTGATCATCAGCCAGAAGCGCATCGGCGGCCTGCAGGCCGTGCGCGCGCCTTACTTCCCGGCCAATGCGCTGCTGATCACCCGCCTGGATAACCTGTCCATCTACTGGCAGGAAGAGACGCGCCGCCGCTCCATCATCGACAATCCAAAACGTGACCGCATCGAAAACCTTGAGTCGGTCAACGAGGCTTACGTGGTCGAGGACTACGACTGCACCTGCCTGGTGGAAAACATCGAGCTGCTGGAGCAGGAGCCGGAAAAAGAGCCGGGCGAAATGAGCGAAGCGGAAATTGCACGCATCGCCGCCGTGGCGGCCAGCGTTGTGAAGTCCATGAGCGGCGCGGGCAGTTCAGCCGCCAGCGCGGACACCACGCAGACCGGTGATGCCGGTGATGGCAGCAAAGGCGGAGCGTAACCCGTGACTAACCCTTTCCGCGCGCATACGCGCTTTATTCAGGCACAGGAGGCCGCCCGGTCGGGCGGCAGTGGTCGCAGCACAAAGGGCTATGACCTGATGCTGCTGCAGCTGAACGAAGACCGCCGCCGCCTCAAGGGCATTCAGTCCAACGTCCGAAAGGCTGAAATCAAGGTGGAGGTGCTGCCGAAGTACGCCGCCTGGGCTGAGGGCGTACTGAGCGCGGACGGCGCGCAGCAGGACGACGTGCTGATGTACGTGATGCTCTGGCGCGTTGACGCCGGTGATTATGCCGGTGCGCTCGCGATTGGCCGCCATGCACTGAAGCACGGCTGGGCGATGCCGCTGGGAAGCCGTACCACGGCGACGGTGCTGGCCGAAGAAATTGCCGACGCGGCAAAGGCCGCCATCCTGGCAAAGATGCCTTTTGATCCGGCCCTGCTGCTGGAGGCGCTGGAAGTGGTGGGCGCACACGATATGCCCGATCAGTCACGCGCCCGCCTGCACAAGTCCATCGGCTGGGTGCTGACGGAAAGCAGCCCGGCGTCCGCGCTGAACCATCTGAAGCGCGCCCTGCAGCTGGACGAGAAATGCGGCGTTAAAAAAGACATTGAGCAGCTGGAGCGGAAAATCCGTAACGCCAGCTGATAACCGGACGTGCCCACGCGCGGGGCGGCACGGGGTGGCGACAGGCAGCGCCGCATCAAAACCCCGTCCACCGCCCACCTATTCAGGAGTAACAGAGCAATGGAATTTATCGCGCCACAGAAGGCGACGGCAGCGCCGGACATCATCCCCAATAACTCATTCTGGCCGGACGTTGATCTGGCGAAGTTCCGCAGCGTCATGCGCGTTGACGGCACCGTGACGCCGGAGCGTCTGCGTCAGGTGGTGCTGACCGCAATGGCGGAAGTTAACGCGGAGCTTTACCCGTGGCGTGAGCGGCAGGAGCTGGCCGGTCATAACGGCCTGGCTGACGTTCCGGCGGAGAAGCTGGCCGGTGAGAGCGTGCGCCTGCATCACTACATGAATGCGGTGTGGTGCTGGACGCGCGCGGTGCTGAACGAGCGCTATCAGGACTTTGACGCCACCGCCTCCGCCGTGAAGCGCGGCGAAGAACTGAATGATGCCAGCGGCGACCTGTGGCGCGATGCGCGCTGGGCCATCAGCCGCGTGCAGGACATGCCGCACTGCACCGTGGAGCTTATCTGATGAAAGTGCGTGCGCAGCAGTATGACACGGTGGACGCACTCTGCTGGCGTCACTACGGGCGCACGCAGGGGGTGACGGAACAGGTGCTGCAGGCAAATCCGGGGCTGGCGGAGCACGGCCCCCTCTTACCGCACGGGCTGGAGGTGGAGTTGCCGGACGTGACAGCGACGGCCACCGTGCAGGCCGTCCAGCTTTGGGACTGAATCATGTGGGAAAAAGTCAGCACCTTTTTAACCTGGTGCATTGCGGTGGTGATGGCGTGGCTGGGCGGCATGGACCTGAAAGATATGTCCACAGTGGCCGGTGTGCTAATCGGCCTGCTGATGGCACTTATCAGCTGGTACTACAAACACAAAACCTATCAGCTGCTGGCAAGCGGGCGCATTACGCGGAGTGAATATGAATCTGCAAACCGTTAAACGCTGCGCCGTGGGCGTGGTGCTGGCGCTGGCCGCCACGATGCCCGGTTTTCAGCTGCTGCATACCTCCGTGGAGGGGCTGCGGCTGATTGCCGACTATGAGGGCTGCCGCCTGCAGCCGTACCAGTGCAGCGCGGAAAAGTGGACCGACGGGATCGGCAACACGTCCGGCGTTGTGCCGGGTAAATCCATTACGGAACGGCAGGCAGCGGGGAATTTCATCACCAATGTGTTACGCACTGAGGCGGCACTAGCGCGCTGCGTGGCGGTCTCTATGCCGCAGCAGGTTTATGACGCGCTGGTGTCGCTGGCGTTCAACGTGGGAACCGGCAACGTGTGCGGCTCAACGATGGTCGTGCTGCTGAAAAAGGGCCAGTGGCGCGAGGCGTGTTACCAGTTGCCGCGCTGGGTGTACGTGAAAGGCGTATTCAATCAGGGGCTGGATAACCGGCGCGGACGTGAACTGGCATGGTGCCTTAAGGGAGTCTGAGCACATGAAGAGCATCATCGTGATGGTTCTTTTTTTTCTGGGGATTGTCTTGTGGCAATCGTGGAACCTGCACAACGCCTATCAGAAGATTCACGCGCATGAGGCAGTCATAGAAACTCAGGGAAAAAAGCTGAGCCAGAAAAACAGCCAGCTGATTGCCCTGAACATCCTGACGCAGACCAGCAGCCAGGCGCAGAGGCAGCTTTACGCCGCCGCCGAACGCAACGGCCAGCTGCTGCGCGACCGGCAGCGAAAGATTGAGGAACTGAAACGTGAAAATGAAGACCTTCGCCGCTGGAGCGATACCGCTTTGCCTGATCCTGTTGTCCGGCTGCGCCAGCGACCGGCCCTCGCAGGAGGTGAATCTTACCGTGAGTGGCTGTCCGAAAATCACCCGCTGCCAGCTGGACCCGGCAGCGCCGCGCACTAACGGCGACCTTCTGACCCTGCTGGACGAAACGGAGGCCGCCTGGGCGGCGTGTGCCGGTAAGGTCGATACCATCATCAGCTGTCAGGAAAAAGACGATGAAAAAGCCGCAGTCCTTACGCAGCGCCCTGAATAAGTCCGTCCAGTATGTGGCCGACAACCCGGACCGCCTGCATCTGTTCGTGGACAGCGGCCAGCTGGTCGCCACGTCCGCCGCGTCCCTGTCGTGGGAGTATCGCTACACGCTGAACGTGGTGATCACCGACTTCACCGGCGACCAGAACCTGCTGATGGCCCCGGTGCTTTTGTGGCTTCGGGAAAACCAGCCCGACGCGCTGCAGAACAGTGAGGCGCGCGAAAAGCTGTTTTCGTTTGAGGTCGATATTCTGGCAAATGATCGCTGCGATATCAGCATGGACCTGAAGCTGACAGAGCGCGTGATAGCGACTGTTGAGGACGGTAAGGCACACATTGAGGCAGTGGCGGAGCCGGACGTGCCGGAGGAATTCTGGGCGGTGAAACGTGGCTGAACTGCATGAAGTGGATGCCTGGCTGGCGGCGCTGCTGTCGCAGCTGGAACCGGCGGCCCGGAAAAAGATGCTGCGCGAGGTGGCACGCGACGTGCGCCGCATTCAGCAGGCGAACATCACCGCGCAGCGTTCCCCGGATGGCACCGCATGGGAGCCGCGCCGCGTCAGTGCCCGCAGCAAAAAGGGCCGCATCCGTCGCGGCATGTTCGCAAAAATGAAAACTGCAAAATACCTGAAGGCGCAGGCGAACGCAGACGCCGCAGAGGTTGCCTTTATTCCGGGGGTGCAGAAGCTGGCCCGCGTCCATCATTACGGCCTGCGCGACAGGGTAAGCCGTCGCGGCCCGATGGTGAAATATGCTGAACGTACGCTGCTGGGCGTGAACGGCGACGTGGAAAGCAGGGTGCGCGAAATCTTACTTCAATTCTTAAGTGTAACTTAGTTTTATAAGCGCCATTTCACAATTGGACTTAAAGGATGATTACTTTTAGTCCACCGTGCTAATTCTCCGGTTATGCCTCTGTCGTCTAGAAAAATATCAGCAGTATATGGAGTAACAAAAGGGTTCATTTCGCTTACGGGAATATTAAGCTTTATAGGTTCCTCTCTGAATTCATAGTTCCAGTTAGCCAGAGCGGCAATTTTTAACGCTACTTTAGTATTCTTTAGCTTGTGATAGGTTTTTTTTGCATCGTCGAGCTTGCAGCGTTCTCCTAACGTCACGCTTTTTATTGCATCAAGAGGTATCTCCATTGTATAGATATCATATTTGCCACCTGAAGTTTTTATTTTCTTGCAATCCTTCAACAACCGAGCCAATCGCCACTCTTTTTCATAGCTCCACTCGCTTGATTTAATGCAGAGTTCTGAAATGGGCAAAGGAACTCCGGCAAGAAAATAGTCCATATGAAATTTGGGCCTTTTCTCAATGTACTCTATTTCAAATATACCTTGGAGAAAATCATGCGACTCTTCAAACTCAATAACGGCGCCGGAATATTCGCAAGCATAGTGTGCCCACATCAAATGAGAGCTTGGATTTTTTGTAACGCATAACATACCTACTGCATTATCTATTTTACCTCTTAGCTCTCTAGCGAAAACATCATTACAATTATCGTCACTAAACTCTGTAGGAAGTAAGAATTCTTTTATATTTCTTGCTGGGGATAAAGCATCAAAATACAGGCTTGCATTTTCTTTTCTTCCGACGTAGGGATTATATACTTCAACAGCAAGTTCAAAAGGATCATTAAAAGCACCGGGCTGGGTAAGACGAATACTTCCTGCGAGAATTTTCTCAAGCGTTTCGATACTGACATATTTAAAAAAAGACATAGCACCCTGCTTTGTAATTTGGTTTGTGTAATTCCTCACACAATACCATTTCAGTGAATGCTTTCAATTTTAAAGGCATCTTTCCTTCATGAATGAAAAACTCACCGAAATCATGCGTCTTATCACCAACCTGATCCGCACCGGCACCGTGTCCGAAGTGGACCCGGTGAACTGGCTGTGCCGGGTGAAAACGGGCGACCTTGAAACCAACTGGATTAACTGGCTCACCCTGCGCGCCGGTAGCACCCGCACATGGTGGCAGCCCACCATCGGGGAACAGGTTGTGCTGCTGAGCCTGGGCGGAAATCTTGAAACCGCCTTTGCGCTGCCCGCCATTTATTCCGAAGCCTTCCCGCCGCCCGACTATTCAGAAGACGGCACCACCACGGTGTTTAAGGACGGCGGCTGGTTTCAGTACGAACCGGAAACCGGCCTGCTGCTGATAAAGAATATCAAAAGCATGCGCATTGAAGCGGCAGACGGTATTCAGCTGATCACCGACGCGCTGGGAATAGAGGCCAGCCAGACACGGATAAACGGTGACACCACGATGAACGGTGATGTGACACACGGCGGCGGTTCAATGCGTTCAAACGGTGTCGTGGCGCATACCCATAAGCACGGCGGCGTGAAGTCCGGCGGCGACACGTCAGGAGGCCCGCAATGATGTATCTCGGCATGAACCGCGACACCGGCGAAGTCATTACCGACATCGAACACATCCGCCAGAGCGTGCGCGACATCCTGATCACCCCGGAAGGCAGCCGCATTGCCCGGCGTGGTTACGGTTCGCTGCTGTCGGTGCTGATTGACCAGCCGCAGAACGATGCTACCGAACTGCAGGTGATGGCCGCCACCTACACCGCGCTGAGCCGCTGGGAGCCACGCATCCGGCTGGCCTCGGTAAACATCACGCGCAATACGGACGGCTCTATGCAGGTTGATCTGAGCGGCCAGCGCGCCGACGGCTCACCGCTTTCTTTGACGGTTTCAACGGGGGTGAACAGTGGCGGTAATTGATCTTTCCCAGCTGCCTGCGCCGCTGATTATTGAGGTGCCGGACTTTGAAACACTGCTGGCAGAGCGCAAAGAGGTACTGATTGCGCTTTATCCGGCGGATGAACAGGCCGCCATGCGCCGCGTGCTGGCGCTGGAGTCCGATCCGATTGTGAAAAGCCTGCAGGAAAACGTCTACCGGGAAATTCTGCTGCGCCAGCGCATTAACGAGGCGGCGCAGGCGGTAATGGTGGCCTACGCGCTCGGCAGCGATCTGGACCAGTTGGCCGCCCGCAGTAACGTGCAGCGCCTGACCGTGACCCCTGCAAACCCTGACGCGGTGCCGCCGGTGGATGCGGTGATGGAATCGGACGACGCGCTGCGCGTGCGCGTGCCGGAGGCATTTGAGGGGCTGAGCGTGGCCGGACCGACGGGTGCGTATGAGTTTCACGCTAAAAGCGCTGATGGCCGGGTGCAGGACGTGTCCGCCATCAGCCCGTCACCGGCGACGGTGCTGATCACCGTCCTGAGCCGCGAAGGCGACGGCACGGCGGCAGCGGACTTGCTGACCACAGTGAACACCGCGCTGAACGCAGACAGCGTGCGCCCGGTGGCCGACCGCGTGACGGTTCAGGGTGCGGCTATCCGCAGCTACAGCGTGAAGGCCCGGCTGCACCTGTTCGACGGCGTGGCCGCTGGTCCCTGCCTTGAGGCGGCGAACGCAAGGCTGGCGAGTTACCTGACCGAGCAGAAAAAGCTGGGCCGCAGCGTGCGGCGTGAGTCATACGGGGCGGTGATGCGCGTGGCCGGTGTGGACTGGGTGGAAATCACCGAACCGGCGCAGGACATCATCATGGACCGCACGCAGGCGGGTTACTGCACCGGCTCGGACATTTCCGTGGCGGGTGATCAGGGGGTGACATGAGCAACAGCAGCCTGATGCCGCCCGGTTCGTCTGCACTGGAGCGCCGCCTGGCAGAAGCCTGCAGCGGCATTTCCGGGCTGAGTGTGCCGCTGCGCGATTTATGGAACCCGGCCACCTGCCCGGTTAGTTTTCTGCCGTATCTGGCCTGGGCCTTTTCGGTGGACCGCTGGGACGAAAGCTGGGCGGAGAGCGTCAAACGGCAGGTGGTGAGCGATGCGTTTTACATTCATCAGCACAAGGGCACCATCAGCGCCATCCGCCGCGTGGTGGAGCCGTTCGGCTTCCTGATCCGGGTTATTGAGTGGTGGAAAACCAGTGAGCCGCCGGGCACGTTCCGTCTGGACATTGGCGTGCAGGACCAGGGCATAACCGAAGAAACCTATCAGGAACTTGAGCGGCTGATCAGCGATGCAAAACCCTGCAGCCGTCACCTGCTGGGAATGTCGATAAACCTGCAGGTCAGCGGCGAAACGCGCATAGCGGCGGCCAGTTATGACGGTGAAGACCTGACCGTTTATCCGTATACCCCGGAAATTATTTCCGTCCGCGGCGCAGTTTATGGCGGCACGGCGGTTCATGTTATTGACCTGATGGAAGTGGGACCATGACACAAAAATACTATGCAATTGTCACCAACCTGGGCGCGGCGAAGATTGCCAACGCCGCCGCACTCGGTACAAAACTGAATATCACGCAGATGGCCGTGGGCGATGGCGGCGGCACGCTGCCGACGCCGAATGCCAGCCAGACGAAGCTGGTTAATGAAGTGCGCCGCGCCGCCATCAATACGCTGAGCATTGATCCGGCCAACGCCAGCCAGATGATTGCCGAACAGATTATTCCCGAAACATCGGGCGGATTCTGGATCCGAGAAATGGGGCTCTTTGATGCTGACGGCACATTGATAGCGGTGTGCAACACGCCGGAAACCTACAAACCCGCCCTGCAGGAAGGCAGCGGTCGCACGCAGACCGTTCGCATGATTCTGATCATCAACAGCACCGAGGCCATCACCCTTAAGATTGACCCGTCCGTGGTGCTGGCAACGCGGAAATATGTAGATGACAGTATCCTGACGGTTCGCCAGTACGCCGATAAGTTACTGGCGGATCATCTTGCGGCTGAAAACCCACACGGCCAGTACCTGCAGATCGCAAATGCCCTTGCTGAAATCAAAGACGCCGGGCTGATTGCTGACGTTCTCAAAAACCTCGGTTTAACAGAAAAATTCTCTGGGCGATTATTAAAGGTAAATCGCGTAACTGAAAATGCCACTTACGATAAGCCTGCTGCCCGACTGCTTAAAATTACCGTGACAGCCGGAGGCGGCGGAGGTGGTGGTGCTGCTGCTGCGGGTGCTAATCAGGGTGCGGTAGGATCAGGCGGCGGTGCCGGTGGCACCTCAGTATCATGGTTTGCCGTTGCTGACCTTGAGTTTCCTGTGAAGCTTACCATCGGTAAAGGTGGCTTGGGTGGCGTGGGCGCTGCTGAACCTCAGCCCGGCCAGAGTAGCAGTTTCGGTAAATATCTTTCTGCTGCGAATGGTGCCAGAGGAGCGAGTGGCACCGTGTTTAATTACGGTGAAAACCGCCTGCTTTCAAACGGCGGCGGCGGCGCTGGCGTTGGTGGGAATTTTATGAACATCAAAGGTGGCGCAGGTACGCCCGCTATTACGCTCAGTACCGGTTACGAAAGCGGTGGCGGTGGCGCTTCATACCATTCTGCTGGCGGCAATCCGATAGCTGCCGGTATGGCTTATTCAGGAGAAGATGGGGCATTCGGATCAGGCGGCAGCGGCGGTTTTTCTGTCAGTAATTCAGCTGCGCAGGCGGGCGGGAAAGGCGGAGACGGAATAATTCTGATTGAGGAATATGCATGAAAAAGTACGCACGTATTGAGCGGAAAATTGTACAGGAGCTATTCACTACGGAGGGTAATATCAAAGAGTTATTTCACCCTTCCATGCAGTGGGTTGACGTTACCGGTTTGAAACAGGGACCATCAGAGGGCTGGCTGTACGAGGATGGTATTTTCACGAAACCGCTACCGTTTATTACGTTCTGAAAAATAAGCCCGCAAATGCGGGCTTTATTCATTATGGCTTTTCCAGCTACTGAATATCAGGTGCCTTAGTGGTATCGAGCCTGCTAAGTTTCTACCCAGTATCGCTTCCATTCTGCCATGTGCCAGAAAAAAATAGCGGCCGCTAAAGGATGGTGCCAGGCCGGGAAGCCTCAATGCAATTAGAAACTTTCTCAATCAGTTCTAAACATTTTTCTATGAAAGCATCGTCCACTCTCACCAGGGAACGAATGCCAGAAATATCACCTTCTTCATAGGATGATGTAGTTGGTGTCTCTACTATAAAAGTAAGTGTATCTATTTTGCTAACAAGATTTCTGTAGCTTATACCATCGCCGTGTTTTAAAGCATTTACTGCAAGGTAACAGTTATGGAAATCTTCTTTTAACTCATGATGACCTGCGTTTTCGAGTATCGACTGAGCCTCTTTGAAACCGTTATTACAATCAAGGCTGCGCTGTAGATGTGCTTCAAAAATAGAAAACATTCCCACTGCATGAATCGTCTTTTGCAAATTTAGAGCTTGAAGATTTTTAACAGGTGGAGTTGAGCCAGTTTGAGATAGAAGCTCAACTGATTGTTCATAAAATTCATTTATAGCTCCTAATGAAAATTGTGTGCATCTATACGCAAGTTCGTGAAATTTGTGCATTTCCTTAATTTCCTTATCAATAATTTTAACTGCCTTAGGCTTCACGGTAATGATTAAGTTATCAAATTAAAAAAAATTCAGCACGACATTGATCTGCTATATTTGGCTTGGTCTTACAGGCCATTCAATGTCGGGGGCTTGACCGCTATCGATCCGGCTGAGTGCCACCCGGTAACGCTTCCACTCTGACAGGCGGGTAATCCCCTCGTCTGTCGCAATGCTGATATCAAATGCATCCTGTAGCGGCGCGATTGTCTTGTTTGTATCATCCATTTCCGCGTCCAGCCTGCTGCTGGCAATCAGCACTGCGTTCTCAGCCTCTGTAACAGGGGCGCTAAACACGCCGTCGCTGTACTGATAATTTACACTTGGCTGTTCGGGCAGCGCGGTAATATCCACCCATATCAGCGACCGATAAGAGCTGCGAGAACAGGGAGTTAACTTTCGCAGTCTTACGAACAGCATCGATACCAGCACGTTAGTGGGCAGGTTTTTTCTTCCAGGTTATAGGTGTGTTGGTGGAAATGGAACTTGAAATGATCATAGAGCGCACCTGAGCTGGGTTGGCCGTTGCGCAGGTTAAAGAAAGCATCGGCGGCGGGCGACGGTAGAAACGGGCGAGTGTGTCAGGCTGATGCTGAAGCAAGGTGCAAAGTTGCTGCAGGCTTCACTAATTTTTTGTATAGTTAATCACGCTTATTTTTGTTTGTTAAAAAACATTCTACGATGTATAAAACGCTTTCGCCAATTAATTTTAAGGAAGAAATGCATATGAGTGTTTGTAAGAAGTCTCATGTTTTTAGCGTGATATATGTCCTCGCATGTTTAATATGGAGCGGAGTTTATTTTTTCAATCCATGTGGTTTTGTTGATAAGTTCCCACAGGCTTTTGCATATATGGAGTTAGCGGCAGCAACCTTTGCTTTCATTTCCTACGCTTTAGACAGACTAGGCGTTTTAGAGACTTGGAATAGGGGTAAAAATTTATTCTATATTGCGATGCTTACCTTTTGGATATTGACCGCGCCTCATGTATTTCTTGATTCATATCAAAAAATTGCCAAACCCCATCGTGATGCAGTTGTCATAGGGTTTATGTTTACTCTCTTAATACCCTGCTTCTGGATACTTGTAGCAAGGTTTTTTTCAAAGAAAAAAATCTCGCAGTTTATTCTTTCGTTAATTCTTTCCGTAATTACTTTTCTTGTAATTTGCCACTTCTCAAATTAAAAAATGAAACATCTAAGCGGCTCATCTCTGGAGCCGCTTTTTGAAAGATGAAACCTTCAAACCCTCTATTAACTCAAGCGCTGGACGTACCAGTGAAGATACTTTACCGGTATATTCGCCTCTGAACAGAAAACCTACGTTAAAGCAGTGTGTTTATTGTGCCAGAGACTACACAACAGCCAGCGCGTGCCCCTTCATAGCGGACCATAGACCATAGCGGAACCCCTTCACAGGAGAACCGCCACATGGCACAGGATTATCATCACGGCGTGCGCGTTGAGGAAATCAACGAAGGCACCCGAACCATCACCACCGTCAGCACCGCGATTGTCGGGCTGGTCTGCACCGGCGACGACGCCGACGCGGCCACATTCCCGCTTAACCGCCCGGTGCTGTTAACCGACGTACTCACCGCCAGCGGTAAGGCCGGGGAATCCGGTACGCTGGCCCGCTCACTGGACGCCATCGCCGATCAGTCCAAACCCGTCACCGTCGTTGTGCGCGTGCCGCAGGGTGAGACCGAAGCGGAAACCACCGCCAACATCATCGGCGGCGTGACCGACGGCCAGCGCACCGGCATGAAGGCGCTGCTGGCCGCGCAATCCGTGTGCGGCGTCAAACCCCGCATTCTGGGCGTGCCGGGCCACGACACCAAAGCCGTCGCCACCGAGCTGCTGAGCGTGGCGCAGAGCCTGCACGGCTTTGCATACCTGTCCGCTTATGGCTGCAAGAGCGTTGAAGAGGCGATTGCCTACCGTGCCAACTTCAGCCAGCGCGAAGGGATGCTGATCTGGCCTGACTTCATCAGTTTTGACACCGTGCTGAAGGCGGACGCGACGGCCTACGCCACCGCCCGCGCGCTGGGCCTGCGCGCCAAAATCGACGAGCAGACCGGCTGGCACAAGTCCCTGTCAAACGTTGGCGTGAACGGCGTCACCGGCATTTCAAAAGACGTCTTCTGGGACCTGCAGGATCCGGCCACTGATGCGGGCCTGCTGAACCAGAACGACGTGACCACGCTGATCCGTAAAGACGGCTTCCGCTTCTGGGGTTCCCGCTGCCTCAGTGATGACGCGCTCTTTCAGTTTGAGTGTTACACCCGCACCGCGCAGGTGCTGATGGACACGATGGCAGAAGCGCAGATGTGGTCCGTTGACGGGGCGCTGAACCCGTCACTGGCCCGTGACATCATCGAGAGCATCCGCGCGAAGCTGCGCAGCCTGGTGAATCAGGGCTATCTGATTGGCGCGGACTGCTGGCTGGACGAGAGCGTGAACGACAAGGACACGCTCAAGGCGGGCAAGCTGCTGATCGATTACGACTATACGCCGGTGCCGCCACTGGAAAACCTGCTGCTGCGCCAGCGCATCACTGACCAGTACCTGGTCGATTTCAGCAGCCGCGTCAGCGCATAAGGAGACGAAAAGATGGCGTTACCCCGCAAACTCAAGCATCTGAACCTGTTCAACGCAGGCAACAACTGGCAGGGGCTGGTTGAGTCCGTGACGCTGCCGAAATTCACCCGCAAGTTTGAGAAGTATCGCGGCGGCGGCATGGCCGGTGCGGTGGATATCGACATGGGCCTGGACGACGGCGCGCTGGACACGGAATTCACCATTGGCGGCACTGAAGCACTGCTGATTAAGCAGATGGGCACCACTACCGTGGACGGCATTCAGCTGCGCTTTACCGGCTCCATTCAGCGCGACGACACCGGCGAAGTGCAGGCGGTTGAGCTGGTCACGCGCGGACGCTACAAGGAGCTTGACTCCGGCGAATGGAAAACCGGTGAATCCAGCACCACCAAAGTGTCCGGCACCAACAGTTACGCAAAGCTGACCATCAATGGTGAAGTGCTCTATGAGTGCGATCTGGTGAACATGATCGAAATCGTGGGCGGCACCGACCTGATGGAAGCGCACCGCAATGCGCTGGGCCTGTAATCACCCCGGCAGGCGCTGAGCCTGCCGCTTATCTCTCTTTTTAACGGAATCAAATCATGACTGATAAAACCGCTTCAAATGAAAAAGTCGTTGAGCTGGACACCCCGATCCTGCGCGGTAAAACAGAAATCACCTCCGTCACCGTGCGCAAGCCGCAGTCCGGCGCGCTACGCGGCACCCGCCTGCAGGCGCTGCTGGACATGGACGTGAACGCACTGATCACCGTGCTGCCGCGTATTACCACCCCGGCGCTGACCACAGCGGAAATTAACGAAATGGACCCCGCCGATCTGGTCAGCCTGTCGGTGGAGATGGTCACTTTTTTGCTGAAGAAGTCGGTCCTGTCGGATTTAGCGACGGCCTGACGGTAGACGATCTGGTGGCGGACATCGCCACCGTCTTTCACTGGCCGCCCTCCGTTACCGAGTCCATGACGCTGACCGAGGTGCTGGAGTGGCGGCACAAAGCAATCCTGCGACACAGGGCCAGCGATGAGTGATAAAAATCTGCGTTTACAGGTCGTTCTGGGCGCGGTCGATAAGCTGACTCGCCCCTTCCGCAGCGCCCGCGACAGCACGCGTGAGTTGGCTGGCACACTGCGCGACACCCGCAACACCCTTAAGGCGCTGGACGCGCAGGCCGGGCGCATTGACGGCTTCCGCAAGACCCGCTCACAGCTTGCCATCACTGCCAATAACCTCAAAGCCGCCCGCGAAGAAGCGGCGCGGCTGGCCGTGCAGTTCACAGAAACAAACAAGCCTACCGCCGCGCAGGCCCGCGTGCTGGAGCAGGCAAAAAACCGCGCCAGCCAGCTGCAGCAGACTTACAACGGGCTGCGCCTGTCGGTGCAGCGTCAGCGTGAGGCGCTGGGCGCTGCCGGTATCGACACGAAGAAACTGAGCCAGGCACAGCGCGAGCTCAAAAGTCAGTCGGACGAGGCGCGCGCCGCCATTGACCGTCAGCAGCTGTCGCTTAAAAAGCTGGGAGAACGGCAGGCAAAGCTGAGCGCGGTACGTGAGCGATATTCCCGCTCGCTGGAGGTGCGCGATCGCGTGGCCGGTGCCGGGGCGGCAACGTCCGCCGCCGGGCTGGCGATGGTTGCGCCTGTTGCTGCTACCGTACATGCATCAGCAGCAATGGAAGACGCCATGAAGGGTGTGGCAAAGCAGGTTAACGGACTGCGTGACGACAAAGGCAACCGCACGAAGCAGTTCTATGACATGCAGGCCGCCATCAAGGCCGCCAGTGAGCAGCTGCCGATGGAAAACGGCGCGATTGACTACGCCGCGCTGGTTGAGGGCGGCGCGCGCATGGGGGTAACAAACCAGAACGATTCCTATGAGGACCAGAAACGCGACCTGATGGCCTTTGCCACCACGGCGGCGAAGGCGTCAACGGCGTTTGAGCTGCCGGCCGGTGAGCTGGCCGAAGGGCTGGGCAAGATTGCGCAGCTGTACAAAATTCCCACGCGCAACATCGAGCAGCTGGGCGATGCGCTGAACTACTTGGACGATAACGCCATGTCCAAAGGTTCAGACATCATCGATGTGCTGCAGCGCATGGGTGGCGTGGCCGACAGGATGAACTTCCGACAGGTGGCGGCACTGGGTTCAACATTCCTGACGCTGGGTGCCACCTCTGAGATTGCGGCCAGTTCCGCTAATGCAATAGTGCGCGAACTCTCTATAGCCACGATGCAGAGTAACCGGTTTATGGACGGCATGGACCTGCTGAAACTGGACCCGGCAAAGATTGAAAAGCAGATGACCACGGATGCGATGGGCACCATCATGCGCGTTCTGGAAAAGGTTAAAAAACTGCCGGATAGCAAGAGAGTGCCCGCGCTGACGATGCTCTTTGGCAAGGAGTTCGGCCCTGCAGCGGCAAAGCTTGTCAATAACATGCCGGAGCTGCGCAGGCAGCTGGCGCTGACACAGGGGGATGCTGCAAAGGGTTCGATGCAGAAAGAATCTGACATTAACAAGGATTCACTTTCCGCACAGTGGATGCTGACTAAAACCGGCGTGTCAAACACCATGAGCGGCCTGGGCGATTCACTGCGCACGCCGCTGATGGACATCATGAATATGGTGAAGAAAGTCACCGGCGTGACCCGGCGCTGGGTGGAAAACAACAAGGAGCTGGCGGGCACGCTGGTAAAAGCAGCGGCGGTCATATCCGTGATTGTGCTGGCGCTGGGTACGCTCATGATCGGCCTGGCGGCGGTGCTTGGGCCGATGGCGCTGCTTCGGCTCAGCTTTAATGTGTTGGGAATAAAAGCATTCAGCGCGTTTGGATTAATAAAAAGCGCTATCGGCATCGTGGGGAACGGCGTGCTGTGGCTGGGGCGGCTGATGATGGCAAATCCGATTCTGGCCGTTATCGGGCTGATTGCCGCCGGAGCGCTTCTTATCTGGCAGAACTGGGACACGCTGGGGCCAAAGCTTGCCGCCATCTGGGACGCTATCAGCACAAAGGTCAGCAGCGTCTGGAACGCGATCCGCACCTACATCAGCACTAAGTGGGGTGAGATTGTCGCCGACGCGAAGGCCCTACCCGCGCGGTTTCAGGAGGCCGGTTCACAGATGATTGACGGACTGATGGCGGGTATCAGCCAGAAGTGGGACACCATTAAAAACAAGCTGTCGTCACTGACCGACTACCTGCCGGACTTTCTTAAGCCGGGCGTTGATAAGACCGCCGGGCCGCAGTTGCCGCGCCCGGCAACTGCAAAAACGGGTGGCGGTGTATCCCTGCCGCCGGGCGGGTTCCCCGGGTTTGCGGGCATGTACGACAGCGGCGGTTTCATCCCGTCCGGGCAGTTCGGCGTGGCCGGTGAGAACGGGCCGGAGCTGGTCAGCGGTCCGGCAAACGTGACCAGCCGCCGGAGCACCGCACGGCTGGCAGCACTGGCGGCGCTGACGCTTGGCGGTGCCGGAGCGACAGCGGAGGCGAAGCCGCTGCACCCGCTCAGCCTGCCGGTTCAGGCGTACCGGCAGGAAGCACCGCGCATGAGTGGCAGTGCTAGACAGGGGGCTGCGCCGCAGATTCACGCCTCCTTCACCATTGTGCAGCAGCCGGGACAGAGCCAGCAGGATCTGGTTGATGAGGTGATGCGCAGGATAGAAGCAAAAGAGCGGCAGGCGCAGGCCCGTGCCCGCAGCAGTTATCGGGACAGGGGAGGATTTGAGGAATGATGATGACGCTGGGCTTATTTGTTTTCATGCTGAGGACCGTGCCCTATCAGGAACTGCAGTATCAGCGCAGCTGGCGTTTCCCGTCAAACAGCCGCGTAGGCGTGAGGCCGTCGCTGCAGTTCTTAGGCCCGGACAACGACACGCTGACACTTTCCGGCGTGCTACTGCCGGAGATTACCGGCGGCAGGCTGTCGCTGTTTGCGCTGGAGCAGATTGCAGAGCTGGGCCGCGCGTGGCCGCTTATTGAGGGCAGCGGGACGATTTATGGCATGTTCGTGATTGAAAGCCTGAGTCAGACCAAAGCGGAGTTCTTCAGCAGCGGCGTGTGCCGCCGCATTGAATTCACGCTGACGCTGAAGCGCACCGATGAATCACTGGGGGAAATGTTCGGCAGCCTCAGCGATCAGCTGTCTGCCATGCAGGGCGCAGCAGTTACCGCAGCCGGTAAGGTCAGTGCAGCAGCGGGAGGGTTATTCTCATGATGACAACCCCGTGGATTAACGGCCAGCAGAACTCACCGGCGTTCCAGCTGACGATGGACGGCGCAGACATCACGCAGAAGCTGGAAAAGCGCCTGCTGAGCCTGACGCTTACCGACAACCGGGGCTTTGAAGCGGACCAACTGGACATCGAGCTGGACGACGCGGACGGCCAGCTGCAGCTGCCGCGCCGTGGTGTGGTGCTTTCCCTGTCGCTGGGCTGGCAGGATGCGCCGCTTTTCCCGAAAGGCAGCTATACCGTTGACGAAATCGAACACAGCGGCACGCCGGACCGCCTGACGCTGCGGGCGCGCAGCGCGGACTTCAGGCAGACGCTTAACACGAAGCGTGAAAAGTCCTGGCACAAAACCAGCGTGGGCGAAATTGTCCGTGAGGTGGCCGGGCGGCATAAGCTGAAAATGGCGATGGGTGAGGATATGGCAAAGATGGATATTGACCACCTCGATCAGACCAACGAATCAGACGCCAGCTTTATGATGCGCCTGGCTAAACAGTGCGGAGCGGTTGCCTGCATCAAGGACGGTAATCTGCTATTTATCCGGCAGGGCCAGGGAAAGACGGCAAGCGGCAGAGCGCTGCCGGTTATCACCCTTCAGCGCAGGGACGGAGACGGCCACCGCTTCACCTTGGCGGACCGGGACGCCTACACCGGCGTTATTGCCAGCTGGCTGCACACCCGCGAACCGACAAAGAAGCCGGTGGCGAAGGTGAAGCGCAGGCGACGTAAAACCACTGCGAAGAAGAAAAAGGAGCCGGAGGCAAAACAGGGCGATTACCTGATCGGCACGGACGAGAACGTGCTGGTACTTAGCCGCACTTACGCGAACCGGGGCAACGCCGAACGGGCGGCCAAAATGCAGTGGGAACGCCTGCAGCGTGGTGTGGCAACGTTCTCAATCCAGCTGGCAAAGGGGCGCGCTGAGCTTTATACGGAAATGCCGGTTAAGGTCAGTGGCTTTAAACGACAGATAGATGCCGCGGAATGGATCATTACAACGCTGACGCACAGCCTGAGCGCGGACAGCGGGTATACAACCAATATCGAACTTGAGGTTAAAATCGAGGATTCAAGCTTACAATAGTAATATTTATTATCCTTTTGAATAATCAATAGGTATGATCAAGTTAAATAATCAACAGGGCGAATCCTAAATGATGAATTGTCCAAAGTGCTCTCATGCTGCACACACTCGCAGCAGTGTTGTGCTCTCTGAGAACACAAAAGAACGATACAATCAATGCCAGAACATAAACTGTGGGTGTACCTTCAAATCCTTAGAAACTGTAACCGATATAATCATGTGCCCAGGCAGAGTAAATCCCGTACCGCCCCACCCTGCCCGTGGAGGCCCCAAAACGTCCCAAGGCCAACTCTGGCTCTAACCCGCTTCGGCGGGTTTTTTAATGCCTACAACTGACCACAAAAAAATCTGCGTAGCCAATCCGTGGACAAGGGCATAAAAAAAGGGGCTGGCATCACGCCAACCCCTTGTTTGCTATTAACTTTTAGATGTCGCGTTAGCGATACCTTAGTTAAGACGCTCTTTAATACGAGCAGACTTACCAGTACGCTCACGCAGGTAGTA